GCTAATAGGGCAATAGTGTTTGAAGTAAGTATTTGAATAATAAGAAGAAATGTTATATTGGCTAGAGCTATTGGCTGAGTATTGCCCAGATTAGCCAATATATTTGGGTGTATTTTGGGTGTGTTTGTTAAGATGACGTGCTAATAGTCTCATGGTTCTGGAACCTCTGTATCCACTGTTGTATACTATAGTTGTTTTGCCTCATGGAGCTTGGGTCTGCTCTAAGATTCTTCGGCTCCCCGTCCCAAGAGCCAAGAATCTCTTACAAGATCGATAAACAAGAAGAAAAAGAGACAGAAACAGAGATCTTCTTCTTGTTCTTCTTGGTTCAAGGACAAGAACCAAGAGCGATAATCGATAATCATGAAGAACAAGAACACGAACCATTGCTCTTCTTCTTGTTCTTGCTCCTTGTTCTTCTTCTTGCTCACAAGGGCACGGGCACGGGCTTTTCTTCTTGTTTATGTTCTTTATCTTCTTTTAGAAAAGGGCTTTACTTTCTATTAGTAAAGCGGTATCATATCTTTACTACCTAATAACGGGTAGCAATAACTTAAAAGGTGAACAAAATGCCAAAATTAAGTAAAGCTGAAAAAACCGCAGTTAAGAAGGTCAAGGCTCAAGCTTCTACTAAAGTAGAAGTCAAGGGTATGGGTGGTTATCTTGTTACCGCTACTATTAGCGCTACAGGAAAACAACCAAGAGCTGGGCACAACCAAGATTGGGTTGATGCTTTTGATGGTCTCACCATTGGGGATTTCATCGCTATTAAAAATAGTGATAAAATGCTCGGTGGATTTCAACGAGATACATCGGCTTTGCGCTATATGGTCAAGTACGGCTATATTACCGTAGGGTAATCCCAAGAAATCCCTCTTGCTTAGGTAAGGGGGATTTTCTCTAACCGATAATCCCCAAGAACAAGAACACGAACCAAGATTCTTCTTCTTGTTGTTCAGCATAAGCATAAGAACAACAAGAAGAACATGAACTCACGCTGGGTATAATCTACTAGGTCTTCCCTTTACTTTTTACTACTATAGTAGGGTAATAAATTACTATAAGGTGAAATTATGAACTATGTAATAAATGATAAGGTCAAATTAAAGCCTATATCTAAAGGCGCTTCAAGCACTTGGTGGTATGACGAGGAAACTAATGAACTGTATAAGTGGTTTCCACCAGCTTACCATGCAGGAACGGGGTATATTAACCGCCCCAGCTCTATTAGAAAGGTCACTGAGTTTAATATTGATAGTATGAATATCCCTAACTACGTTTTTAAACGAATGAAGACTAAATACTTAGGTTGGTCTCTCTAACCCCCGTGGCTCATGGTTCTGGTTTACCTTACAGAACCATGAGCTCTAAACCTCGATAAAGATAAAGATAAACAAAACCAAACCCGAACTCATACTCTTGTTCATGCTCATGTTCTTGTTCATGCTCGCATTCGTGTGTATGTGGCTACCCCTTTACTTATAACTACTAGTTATATAGTTTTACCTTATAACTAAATATTATATTTATACCCCTTTACTTACCCGTTAAAAAGCGTAGTATTAATAGTAGTTATTAAATAATTAAGTTTAGTAACGTAAATAAAGGTAATAAAAAATGGTTAATAAAACTAAAGGTACTAACGCTAACCCTACCGTAAAAAGCGTAACTATAGGCGGGGTAGCTTACCCTATAACTAAAACTATAAGCGCGGGTAATACCGCTAGGCTAGGGGGTAATAACTACTATATAGCTACTAGTATTTACGCGGGCGCTACCGTAGGTAATATAGTAAACGCTAAGCTATACCCTAACGCTAATATAACTAACGCTATAAGTAATAAAGCGTTAGCTAAAGCGGGGGTAACGCTTAACCCTAACGTTTTTAATAAAACGGGCTTAAATTACTTTTTAGGTAAAGGGTTTATAACTATAAGTTAAGCGTAAGCCGTAAGCCCCCTAGTTAATAGCTAGGGGGCTTATTTTTTTATAGGGGCTAGGGTAGTAAAGGGGTATAAAAGTAAAGCGCTTAAAAGGGCTATAACTAAGCCGTAGGGGTAGCCCCGCCCCCCTTTATAGCATAACCCTGTAGCTATAGCTAAAGGGTAAGATTTGGAGAGGCATTGTCCATGGATATTGGATTTTGCAAATTTCACTTTACTTCTCTTTCAAAATAAGCAAGAATATTCTTGCAAAAATTTTTTGGAGAAAATTATGGCAATCGGACTAACGAATTGGTTCAAAAAGACTTTTCTCAACTATGAGGAAAAAACTGTTCGCAACCGCACAAAGAAAGGAAGGTTCGTAGCAGACGATCCTAAAACGAAAGACATCAACGAAGCGTACACCACTAAGACCTACAGAAAAAAGAAGTAATGTGGGCTTCCCATTTGAGATAATAACCATGCTTGGTTCTACTCTTTTGAGTAGTTTATTAAGTATTTGGTCGCAAAGTCGTAAAGCCAAGGCGGAAGAACAGAAACTCTTGATCACAAGAGGCGAGTTTGAGATGAAAGCGAAGAAACAGTCGCTGGACCATGGCTTAAAAGACAAGGGCTTCGCTTGGACAAGGCGGATTATCGCCCTAACTGCCATATTTGCCATCGTTTTACTGCCAAAACTAGTCGCAGTTTTCTATCCACAGGTCGATGTAACAGTAGGGTACACCAATTGGATGCCTGGATTCTGGTTTTTCAAAGAAGGAAGGGAAGTTTTTGAGTGGGTTACGTTTCAGGGGCTTGTTATTACGCAATTAGACACGAATTTAGTGTCTGCAATCATTGGAATGTACTTTGGTGGGAGCTTAGTTAAACGATGACAAAGAAAAACAAGGATAAACTGACTCCTCGACAGGAAAAATTCGCCCAAAACGTGGCAAAAGGCATGTCCAAGACCCAATCAGCAATGGAAGCAGGATATTCGCCTAAAAATGCGCAAAAAGCGGGCACAGCCCTAGCCAGTGATCAAAATCCTAAGATAAAAAACAGAATTCAAGCGTTGCAAGACCGTGCAGCCGATTTAGTGAGCGTAAATCTAGGAACACACCTCGATGACCTCAAAGATATACGAGATGGAGCAGTTGGGGCAGGAATGTGGTCGGCAGCAGTCGCAGCAGAGGTCGCAAGAGGCAAAGCAGCAGGACTTTATGTAAGAAAGAGCGAATTAACCATCAATAAGGTCGAAATGATGACTAAAGAGGAAATTTTGGTCAGAATGAACGAACTTTACTACGAATCGGGCGGAGTACTGCCCAAAGGCGACATAATTGACGTTCAAACAGAGGATTATGAATGAGCATTGAAAAGCCACTATATACAGAAGAAAAAGAAAAATTTCCGCTATCTGTAGTAACTTCTGTCCTAGAAGACAATAAAAACAAAAATTTTGTAGACAGGATCCTAAATCCAGAAAAATACAAACCATACCCAGTTGGAGAAGACAAACTCCCATATTCGCACAGAATGGTGACTTTTGGGGCATTAGACGACTCTACTCCTGGGATGGTTTTACCCATGGTCGTTTGGGATCCAGAAAAAGGCTACCATAAGTTTGAAAATCCACAAGAAGCACTAGAATATGCTGTAGAGAAAGGTGAGTATATTCGTTTTAGAAACCACACGGAAGCAACAAAGTTTGAAAATTCTTGGAAACAGTATTGGGAAGAAAATGAATAAAGACCTCAATAATCTCCCCGAGGACACGTTAAAAGAGTACTATGAGCTCACTGAACGAATTAAAGAGATAACTGAGGTAGAGTCCTCTCAGCAAGAGTTTTTAGCCTTTGTCAAAAGCCAGTGGCCAAGTTTTATAGAAGGTCATCACCATAAGATAGTCGCAGAAGCCTTTAACCGCATAGCCGACGGCACTTTAAAGCGATTAATCATCAATATGCCTCCAAGACATACAAAAAGTGAGTTTGCGAGCTTTTTACTCCCAGCGTACCTAATAGGGCGCAATCCTGCACTTAAAATCATACAAGCAACGCATACATCCGACCTTGCGGTGCGTTTTGGTCGTAAAGTAAGGGATTTAATACAATCCGACATAT